GATTTTCTTGCTCGTAGGTGATCACACCTTCAATGCTGTCCAACTGTCCAACATCTTCAAATGCAATTCCTGCGGCAACAATACGTGTACCCACACTGGATGCGGTACTTTTGTAAGACGTTATTACACCCCCTTCTCTAGTGAGAAATTCGACGACGTAATTGCCTGCCGCTGCATCAACAGTCTTGTAGAAGTTAACTTGGATTTCATTAGCCGCAGTTATCACTTCTTCGAGCCCAATCTTTGAAACATGTGCTTCAAGGAAGGAATCAGGGATGGGGACCGCTGGAGAGGCAAATGGATTGGCCAAAGCCGCCAAATACCTAGCTTGAGCAGCGTGTCCAGTATTGATAAATTCAACACCTTGTGTGGGGGAAGTTACGGCTCCCCCGGTCCTAGCATTATTCTTTTTCTTTGTGTTACTCATTTTAACACAAAAGCGACAGCTGTCTAACTGCAGCCATTAGATCTTTCTCAACGAGTTCTTCAAAGTCAGTTACGATTGTGGGTTCAAGTGAAAAGGCTTTACAGTAGCTAAGGAGACTATCGTTTGAGTAAGCACCAGGAAGAACTGGTGTTTTCTCATAATCTCCTTGCTTCATCCAGTAAGCTAAACCACCTTGTAATTCCCCTTCTAATCGTTCGCTCCCTTGGCGACTAAGAACACTGTAAAAGGTTCCAACTAGAGGGCAATCTGCATACAAAGATAGTCCGCAATATCCAACATCTCTAAGATAGTTGTAATATTTTGCTACGCCTCTGGACGAAATGGCAATCATGTCTTTGAAAACACTCTGTGGTTTACGTACCATCATCCACCCTCGGTCCAATCGAACGGGTTTCATTTGGCAAAATTCTATATGCTCAACATGGTATACGGGCTCTTCAGCAACCATGTTAAATCCATACGCAACAAAGAACAAATCAAAGCCATCAAGAAATCTTGGTAACTCTGAAGCGTCCATTATTGCTACAGAATCATCCCCATTGTTGACTAACTTGAAATTCAATCCTAAGATTTCTTTCCAACGCAACAACACGGAAGTCATTAGAATAACGTTTCCAACAGAAGTATTCATATCACCTGACATTCTGCCAGCCGTCTTATACTCGAAATCGAAAATGTCTCCTTTACCCTTGCAAAAATTTACAAGTTGGAGTCTCAACAACCAATATAACTCTGAATCACCTTTCCTGTGACTGCGGAAAAGGCGTCTGTAAACAGAATGTTCAAAATTAAGCGCTTGTGTCGACACGTGTTGATCAAATCTGCTGGCATCCAGCCCTACCGCTACCGGACAGGAAAAGGATTGCCACTTCCTCACAATTTGAGCAGCCATCGCAGGTAAAGTACAATGCTTAAACACTGTTTCTTCTCCCCATAAAGTGTCTATACCCTTGTAAATGGCCAGTTCATTGTACTTGTTAATGTACTGACCAAGAAGTATGTTGTACTTGTACGATCGGGGTGAAATGATCCTGGGATCTTTGTCTGGAGTTGAAACAAGTTCCCATTTAATAAAAATGTTAACATGCCAATCCTTAGGCAAAAGTTTCCCTTGATCCAATAATTCCTGATAAGCTTGAGCGTAGGCCTGGTATTTACCTTTAGGTCTACTGTCTACAAACTCTTCACGAGTTATCTTCTTCACCCTTACACACAAGGCCAACCGCCTTCCCACACTTTGTAAGTCTCCAAACCACACAGGTTGGAGATATCTACTATGAATGAACGGCAAATTGCGCCCCTCCCACATAGGTTTATCTCTAAGAGCCCTGATCAAATTACGCGGCAAATAATGGTATTTTCCAATTAATTGATCATAATCGAATCCTGGGTTCTTAATTACCAACACCCTGTTACAGATGCCAATAAACATATTGTGTGATGTTGAGTTGAAACAGCTCCACTGCCCGACGACTCCGGCCGGGCCCACATACTTGTTCGGTGTTCTAGGGGGTCTATTCTTATACAACAACGTTAGACCATCAAATTCCACTTTCAAAGAAGAAAATACAGGCCTATCAATTCTAGGATTGCCTAGGCACTGTGTGGCCCAGCGTTGTTCTATTAGTCACTCCCTATCCTCCGAGGTCCAGTTGGCTTTCACAATCTGACGCACGAGCGGTAGGTAACTGTTCATCGCGACATCAGAAAGTTGATGGCCTATGCTGATTTGGGTATTCCCCGAGACAACATTCCTATATGTGGCTAAGAATGCATTCTCGTTCCAGCTACCATCTGGACGCATGGTAATAGCTATTTTATCTGCAATCAAGCGAATTCGATGCATCTCTCGGTAATTATCATTGTGCTTAACCGGGTCGGGCACAAGAACAGGAATCCAAGAACCGAAGTCCGTCCAATCCCTCTTATAATTAGGCGGATACATAATCAAATGTCCCCACACTAAGTTCTTGTACTTTGAATCAGTCCAATCTCTGAGAAAATTGGGTTTATCGTCATTGACCTCATAAAAGAATTTAAGCCAACCACTACTGAGTCCATGATCAGCAACGCAATGGTATTCAATCTTTCGTCTGTTTTCAGTCGAACGATCCAAACTTATCACGTCGTAGGATATTTTCTGAGTTTTACTCTGACAATCCCACAAACCGACATCAACTGGTGGTGGTTGATTCCAAATAGCATGCCATGTTGCTTCAATCGGCACGTTATGAGATTCAGTCAATGCACCATGTTGCAAAGTTTCCTTCCAAGTCTTGCTAGTTAGCTCATAAGAACGTTCATTAGGAGTTCGCCCGTCTCTCCTTATGACGACACAACCTTTATCAAACAGATCAGACACCGTGTTCATAGTCATGCTGCTGTACTCTGTTGAGTATTGCACCTTGATTTTCGTCTTAGAAACTAAGTAGTTTTCACTAATTTTAATCACATTATTGATCCGCATCAATACTCTCTTGCGATGGTTAAGTACCAACCGGTATACTAACCATATGGTTCCAGCTATTAGAACCAAAGTAACGATCCTGTCAAAATTCTCCCAAGTGACCAATTTGGAATAATCTGGACTATCACGCTTTACCCTGTCATACAGGTCTCTAAATTTTTTCCCAC